GTCAGATACATGCACAAAAAAGGAAGTTATAGAGGTGGTTACTTTTCCTGCGGCTAAGGAAACCGAGGCGGAAACAGGTGTTATGTCATATACTTCACCACCATAATAAAGATGAAGAAGACTTTCAGTTCCCCATGAGATATATCTTTTATCATCCAGGCTTCTAAAGGTAATTATGTCTCGGCCTTTACCAGCCAAAGTTTGTGTAATTTTCTTTTGGTAGCCTCTAATATTTTGAGGTTTACCTTTACGAAATCTTATTTTATCCCCGTCGAACCAGTTGCCCTCTTCAGAATATTGAGTGGCTTCTCTTGAGATTGTAGGGTTAAAACTTATCCTTTGTGTGATGGTGTCGGTAGACATCAGCCATCCTTGCCTCTAGTGTCATACCAACCAGTAGTCTGGAAAGCGTTACTGGGAGCGCCATCTGCTGACCCGCCAGTTGCCTGAGTACGCACTCCGATTTGACTACTAAGATTTGTTTCACATACTACCTGCCATGCAAAATCTCTTAATCTAGCATTATCACCAAACTCAACATAGCCAGCACCAAAGGCAGGTAAGGTTCCCATAGCAGCAGAGGTAGGCGCAGTATTGGTTCCATTATCTACAACTGAAACATCAGTCATTGATAAGGGACGATACGCATACAAAGCTTCAGCAAAATATCCGAAATGAAAATGTGTAAATATGGCTTCAGTAGATACTGATACAGGTGTTTGCAAATTAAGAGTAGTTCTACTGGTAGCGCCAATATTTATGGAGGTGTAAGATAAGATGGGACTATTGTATAGAAATTTATCACCAGTCTGATTAAAGGCTCTTATATTGCTACTGCCATCCGTATATACAGCACCAATTCGGCGGTAAGCAGAGGCATCATTATTTGCAATTAGGTTGGCTGCCACCGGAGAAGTATCAAAACCAGCATCTGTACCAGCGGTGACTGCGATTGCATGTAGATGATACCAAGTATTAGCTGATAAGGTTACACCCCCCGCTAGTCCCCCTGCACCTGTACCATCAGCCCAAGTAGCATCAATTTGTTTAACGATGGCTGAAGTCAGTTCAAGATCACTAGCGTTGGTGGAATTCTTTGTTATTCCCGCTTTGATACTTATGTCATGATCTGAATCTGAATCATTTGATAGGATCATTCCAGTTAAATAATTACTGGGGACACCCGCTACACCCGTTAAGCCAGAACCATCGCCTGAAATAGTTGAGCAAGATACTGCTCCTGTGAAGGTTGCAGTGGTTCCTTGTACATCCCCTGAAAAAGATGCTGAAGCAAGAGAGGTAGCCCCTGAGACTTCCAAGGCAACAGCAGAAACTTTTGTGGTAAAAGAGCCTGTGGCGGCCACCATATTGGTAGTACTAAGACTTGCTGAAACATTAACTACATCAGCTTGAATAGAAGCAAAGGAACCAAGACTTGCGGAAACCCTCGTCATCCCAGTAAGATTTTCTAGAAGATTTGTGACTGCAGTTCCATCAGTATAAATTATGGTGGTTTGACCATTAGGTATGGTGCCTTCTGAACCACCGGCAGGTTTTAATTTTATGCTGAAACCACCTGATGTTTGATTATCAAGGATATATGTTTTTTGAACAGCGGGAATTGTTATGGATACAGCCGTTGAGCAAGAGCCATGAAAATAAAGAACTGCACTTCTAGCTTCGTCAGCAACACCATCTCCTGTTGATACTGTATAGGCATTTCCAACCCCTCCAAGATCAATTGAAGTTACTGCCCCAACTGCAGAATCAACTAGGTCAATTACAGCATCATTGAGTTTATCGCCCCATGTAGAAGCATTTTCCCCGGAACCTTGCTTTTCAAGGCGGATTCTAGTTGTAAAGGTAGAAGCCATTAAAGCACCATATTAGAGGGAATATTATCTCTGCTTCTACTTGCCTGAAGCATCATAGAATTTACAAGTCCACCAAGATCATAGCGCCCAATTAAGCCCCCATGAGCAGCAGTTTGTGGTGGAGATTCTGTTGGCTCTTGAGGTCTGAATTTATTTGCTTCAGCGGCAACTCTTGCAAGAAGACCAATAGAGGGTTGCTCAGTTTGAGCAGGTTGATCTGAGCCAAGAGCTACCCTTATGGATTCTCCTGCCGGGCTGCCAAATAATCCGCTCCAAGCTGGTATTTGTTCACCAGTTCTACCCTCTGGAAATAGTTGTTCCCCAGTTGATGTTTCACCATATAGGGCTTGCGGTGGTCCATAACCAAGAGAGGCTAGTGCAGCAAGATAGCGGTCCCTACCTGCAAGTATTCTTTGATCTAGTTTCTCCTGTCTTTCCGCAATCTCTTCTTCAGTAGGTACATTTGGCTCATCTAGTTCTTCTTCAACACTAGTTACTGCGGGTCTTGGTGCCCTTTGTGCTATTTGTGTTGTTGTTAATGGTGGACCCCCGTAGAGAGGGCTGTTTGGATCACGATATTGGGCTCCACTGGTCAACCAATTGGGAGCACCGCCACCGCCGCCTTGAAAACTTGGAATACCAAATTTCGTAATTTGTCCTGAGGGATCATTTGGAGGTACGCCACCGCCCCTTTGTCTGAGCCATATAGCCTCTCCAGGTGAAATATAGGCTAGGCCCTCACCGTTATGAGTTCTAGGGATTGCGTTTATGCCGTTCATGTTCCGCCTCCTTGCACTATATTTCCTGATGTTAATCCTGTCAGGGTATTTGGTCCTGCTGGTGAAGCTGGGAACTCTTCATCATCGCGTCTCGTGCGCCTACCCTCATTCTGAAGAGACTGCATAGCTTGCATATATCTAAAGTTCCAAACCTCAAGAATTGAATAATTTTTTAGGAACATATAGGCTTCTATCATACAAGCGAAGAATAGAGCATCAAAGCACTTATCAGTAAAGAAGTTGGTTTCATTACTTGCAGATAGGGTTGCTGGTTGTATTACTACGGCCACTTCAGCAGCATTGGTACTTGAGGGAGCAGGAGCAATAATGAAACGATCTCCCCCATAGTTGGCATAATATTTAGGCACACCTACAGAAGTTCTTGTGGGCCAATAATCTGCAATATATTCTTCGGTCCTTAAGAGAAGTTTTATGCGACTTCCAGCGTTGGTAACATAAAAATTTAAGGGTGCCAGCATATTAGAAGGCTTAGTAACAAAGGGGTCTCCATAGGCTAGGGTAGTTTCAAAGTGGCCCGCCATCTCAGGATGATCTAGTTCTCGGGCCAAGCGAGATTCTGCCCTTTGAATAAAGCTAGGAATAGAATCAGAAAATTCTGTCGAATCATCCTCGGCAGTATTCTTTATCTGATCTTGAAGCGTTGTATAAGTTAAAGCCATAGTTAGATATTATCATCCTCCCTAGCTGAACCCAAGTGGCACAGAAGTCCAAATCTCACTAGCCGTATCACTTACCGAAGTCCACTGATCTAAAAAACGTCCCGTGCTGCTTACAAATACAACAAAACCAGTTGAGAAAGTTAAGGCGCTATTGACTGTAACTGCAGCGGTATTGGTATAAGTAAAGTCGCTTTCTAAAGTTACAGTATCTTTAAAAGTAACTTTTGCGGTAATAGAATCTGTAAGGCTTGTACCTAAGGTAACAGTATCATTTACATAATAGATTTCTGATAGGGCATCATTAAGTGAAACACCAAAAGATATGCTAGTAGAATACTCAGTTGCACCTGTACGTTCTTCAGCGAGGGCAGCCCCAAATGTTAGTCGGCCTTGATAGTTTCCACCAATGGATACAAAGGGAAGTGCTGCTCCTATCCCCAGAGCAAGGCTCGTATAGAAATAGCCGTCTGCAGCCTTTATAGCTTCTACGGCAGTATCTAAAGTTATCCTAACATTACTATAGACATTAGGGGCATAGACATCAGTTACAGATACCCCTAAGGTTACAAATGCTGTAACCCATGACCTATCATATGTGAGTTCATCATAAGGTCCTGATCCGAACCCTGTATAAGCTACTGGCATGACTCATTAGCTTGCAGATGCTGTAAGCGTAAGACTTACATTAATCACATCCCCGTCAATTACAGTCCTGATGGCTGTAAAGTCTCCAGAACCATATAAAACGCCGCCATCACCTGCTACCGTTGTGCCAGAGGTTAAAAAGCCACCTGCCACACTAGCTGAAGCAATTACAGAGAATACCGCTGCTGTAGAAGTTACAACTGACTGTGAAGACGCCGAAGCTAAGACAGCCGTTGGTCTTACTGCAGCCGAAGTAGCTCCCCCTGCTGTACTGTAAGCAGTGATTTCTGTAAAGCCATGAGTACCCATTGTGTCGCCAGCAGAAACAGTGCCAGTCGCCTTAAGTGCTACCGTCCACGCTGCTGTATAACTTGAGCCATTAAAATATTTCTGCAAAAGATCATTAAGACCCTCATTGACAACAAGGTTATCATAATCCTCTTTCCACTTAAGATTACCCTTGTAGTCATAGCAGGACCAATCCCAGTGGCTACCTACTTTAGTTTTTTGCTTCATTTTCTCCTACCTTAATTGTTAGTGTTGGTGGTCATAGAGGGAGTCCAAGAGCTATCCCCTATAGTTACTAATACTACATCAGGTCTCGGGTTTTTCAAAGCCGGATTATCTTTAGTGTCTGGAGCTTTATTAAGTGGACTAGTTACCAAGTTATAAACACCATCAGACTCTCCAGGACCAACTCTATATCCCGTTCCTGGTTCTCTTACCTGATCTCTATACTTAAAACGAAACGAAGATCGATCTGAGATAAACCAAGCGTATTTCCCTGTTGCCATTATAGAACCCTTAAACGAGGTAAAACTTTTAGGTCAACACGTTCTCTATCTGATTCTAATGCCAGTAGTAGCTTTTCTTCGTAAGACATCTTTAAGAAGTTTAACTTATCAGGTGCAACACCAAATCTTTTGAATCCCATATAGTAGGCTAGTCCACAGGTGATGGCAGGAAGATAACGATATACCCAATCGACCTGTTGAAAACTGGCTGTAATATCTTCTAGGCGTCTTATCCTCCAATAAAGTATTGAATCGGTTGTGGATGCCTGGGGGGCTGGCCAAACATAGAGGACTGGAATTTTTTGACGATCTAGGGCAACTTGAGCAGTTCTTCCTTGATTAGCCTTATTGGGAATTATTAAATATTCCTGCATACTT